CGCTTGCGCCTTGCTGTTGGATGCAGCTGAAGATTTAAAGGAATTGATTGCTAGCGGATTAATCAAACTGCCAGTGTCCTACCATACAAAGGCAGCGGGTCCTTCCGGAGCTTCTAACGTTACACGAGTTGCAAAACCGCAATAATTCTGTAGTTTTGGGGTAAAAAATGGGTGGAAAAATGGAATATACTGAAAACACTGCAATAAACGACAAGCATCATCCAGGCGGGGTGTTTGTGCCTGGTGATGTTTTGAAGGATTTTGATGTTAATGTTTTGAATAATGAAACATGTAAGATGTGGATCACTGAAAGATTGCATCGTAACGAAGTACGTTGTCCAAGGTGTGGCGCGTCCTTGCCGGGTCGTTTGATGTATAGTTTTTGGGATTGCAAGCGAATTAAATGTGACAAATGCGGGAAATATTTTACCGCTTTGACCGGTACTTTTCTTTCTGGGTGTCATTTCAGTTTTCGGGAAATCTTCTTGCTGTCTTTTCTGCTGGCTCTCGGTGTCCCGGATAAGCAGATTGCGGCGACGCTGAAAATTAGTGCTGAAAATGTGCGGCTTTGGAAGGCAAAATTCAAATCGCTGGAAAATGGTGTCTTAAGTAATGCCAGATAACGATAACAGCAAAAACAATACTTCTATACAGACGCTGGCTAATGTTCTTGCTGTGGTCGATTATCTCACTCGCGCTGGATATAAGATAAAAAAATCAAAGGCTTATAAAGATCAAAAAGAAGGTTTGCTTCGTCCGGAAAAGGATGGAACTTTTGCAATATCTACCATCGATAAATATGCCGTAATCGCTGGATTGAAACGTCTGGACGGTAAAGGAAAAGATTCCCTGGATAAAATTCAGGAGGAAAAAGCCCAGGTAGAACTGGAGAAAGCCAAAGAACAGCGCGATTTTCTGCGGCACAAAAACAAAGTTGCGTCCGGGATGTATGTTCCCAGGGAGGCATTTGAGCGGGAGCTGGTGAAACGGTTTATAGTATTCAAATCCGATCTTAATAACTTCGCTCTATCCTCAGCGGAAATAATAATTGCTACAGTAGGCGGTGATCCGGCGAAAGCGCCGGCATTAATCGAATATATACAGGATGCATTTGCCGATTTTCTGGACCGCTATGCAGCTGATCGGGAATTCAAAGTTCCTGCGCCAACGGATGAAAGCATCTTGCAGGATCCGGATGATGACGATGACATGGAAGAGTAAGCCCATTCCCTTGCTCTTTTGGTAAGCTTAATAACAGAGACAGAGACTTGAAGGCGCTGCAAAGGGGATCGCGGAAAAATGGAAGAAAAGCTCAAACAAATAAAATCAATGCTGACTGCGGCGGAAAAGGAATATGCCGGGCATTCGATAAAAGATCCCAACGGCTTGATTACGCCCGAACGCCTATATAAATCAATGCGACTGCATACAAAAATTATGACGTTGAAGGAAGTATTGGCGATATTGGAGGAAATCTAATGAATATACCACGAGGAATATATTGGGACAAAGGAATCACGCTGGTTGACGGTTGCACTCCGTGCAGTCTGGGTTGTGATCATTGTTGGAGCGCAAGCATGGCGCACAGATTTAAGCGTGAAGGTGAGCCGGGCCATGAATCTGGCATATTAACTAATTATGCCGGTAGTTTTGTTGATGATGCCCCGTATTTCAACGGTGATATTGTCACCCATCCCGAGCTCCTTTCCCGCTTCAACACGCGCATGCCGAAGGTGTTTGCGATCTGGAATGATTTGTTCCATGAAGGTGTGCCGGATCAATTCATTTTAAATACATTTCAAGCCATCGGTGGTCAATTTCAAAATACATATTTGATCCTGACGAAACGACCACAACGCATGTTCGACGTTATCAAGCGCATCAAACCCATTCTTTGTGCGGAATCACGAGCACCCATTGGGCCGGTTTGGAATAATCTATGTTTTGGCCTCACCGTCTGCAATCAGCAAGAAGCCGATGAAAAAATACCGATCTTCCTGCAGGTGCCGGGTAAGAAGTTTTTGAGCATTGAGCCGGTGCTGGGGGCAATTGATCTTCGCGGCCTTGGAATAAAATGCCCGAATATCGGAAAAGCATGCGGCACAAAAAATAGAACAGGATGTCTAACTGGCAACTGCAATGCTGGCTTTTCTTTTGATGCCGTTATCCTCGGCGGCGAAACCGGCGCCGGCGCCCGCCCGATGCATCTGGATTGGGTACGCTCAGTCCGTGATCAATGCGCGGAGGCAGGTGTGCCGTTTTTCTTTAAGGGATGGGGGAAACATATCCCACCGACGCAAGGACACAACGCATTAAACGGCAAAAGAAACCTCGATGGCCGGACGCATGACGATTTGCTATGGAAATAGGTAGGTGTGGGGAAATGATCACCAAACTATTCCCGACAATCCCGATATTTTTAGATATATGCGCGGCTCTGGCTTATGTTCCGTCGGGAAACTGGCGGATGATTATCTATTGGCTGGCGGCAAGCGCGTTGACGTTTGTCGTGACTTATTAACATTGAACAAGGGGTTGCAACCCCTTGTTCTCAACAAAATAGAAAGGAGTAGCATGATGGAAATTTTTAAATTTGAACTGAATCAGATAGTAAAAGACAAAATCACGGGTTTTCAAGGTGTGATTTTAGGAAGAACAGAATATGCGACGGGATGCGTTCAATATGGAATATGTCCACAAAAATTAAAAAGTGATGGAGCATATCCTGATTGGGTTTGGTTGGATGGAAGCAGATTAATTGCAACGCAAGATAAGGTAGAAATTGAACCTGAAAATGGCGGACCGCATCCATTAGCACCTTCCATGCAATAAACGACGATAGAGGTAACCATAGAGCAAGGGGTTGCAACCCCTTGCTCTGCCAGAAGGTGTATTTATGACAAAAGAGAAAGTAATCGAAATGATTTTCAATGAATTAAGACTTGCCGAAGAAAAGCATCCTTGTTGGCCGGATGATATAGTTCATGCTGCTGCAATACTTGCGGAAGAATCAGGCGAGGTCGTAAAGGATGCCCTGGATGTTCATTACGAAGGCATAGGCACCGAAAATTTAAAGATCGAAGTAGCTCAGGTCGGCGCCATGGCCATAAGGATGTTGATGAACCTATGAACACAGCCGCAGCCATTAACCTCGACACCATAATTTTCACCGAAGGAGAACGGCAGGCGGCCAGGCGCAAGGAAAAGCTTACCGTCTGGCAGCACGCCGAAAAAACTCGGGTGATCACCGACGGCAATATCAAGGGGCCATGGCGCAACCATGTCACGCCCTATACAGTCGGGCCGATGCATTGCTGGACAATTCCCAGCATTCGCAAAATATACCTGCTTTGGGCTCCGCAGACCGCTAAAACGCAAGTCGGGTTTAATTGTGTTAATTATTCCATTGAACATGATGGCATGTCCGTGATGTACGTCATGCCGGATAAAGAAGTCACCAAGCGCATCAGCCGCCGCCGGATCATCCCCATGTTCAAGGGATCCCCGGCCATGCGTGAACTGCTGGGGCCGCGTTTCGATGATGTGACAACGCTGGCGGTAAATTTCACGAACGGAGCCGATTTGATAATGGCCTGGGCAACATCCGCCGCTGAATTGAGTTCGGAGTCCGTACCGATCATCATCCTGGACGAACGCGATAAATTTCCGGATATCGCCGGCCGTGAAATCGATCCGACGGCGGCGGCGGAAATACGAGCCACAACCTTTCCGCATACCTCTAAGATGCTGGAAATATCCACGCCGGACGACGAAACGGGCATTGTCGCGGACATCGAAGCGGAAGCCGACATAATATATCACTATCAGGCCAAATGCCCCATCTGCGGCGAATATCAAAAAATGGAATTAGACCGGATATTTCTTGTGGAAGACATCAAAGACCCCCGCGAAATCATTCGCCGGAAATATGGACGCTATCAATGCAATGCATGCGGCATGGCCTGGAATGACTTCATGCGTAACCAGGCGGTTTTGGATGGCATGTCCAATCCAAATTCCTTGTATGGCTGGGTTCCGGACAAGATAATTGAAAACCCCATAGCGGTAGCCTTTCACCTTCCTTCCTGGTATTCGCCTTTTGTGTCGCTTTCCCGGGTGAAGGCAGCGGAAATACGCGGATCCGACAACCGGGCAAAGCAAAAAGTATTCATCACCCAGCATAAGGCTGAACCATGGAGAGAAATCGCTGAAAAGCCGAAAAAGGAAGATGATATTTTAAAGGCCCGCTGCGATCTGGCTGCGCAAACCGTCCCCGAAACAGCTTTAGCCCTGACCTGCTGCTTTGACGTCCAGAAAGCCGGATTCTGGTTCACCGTTTGGGCCTGGGCGCGCGATATCCGGGGGCTGACCGGCTGGAAAATTCACCATGGCGCTTTAGGCACCTGGGATGATGTGGATCGCCTTCTCTTTGAAACGGAATATCCCATTGTCGGCGGTTCCGGGACAATGCGGATCTGGCGCGCCGGATTCGATACAGGCGGTGGAAAAAAGTATGAAGATATGAGCATGACCGAGGAAACGTATTACTGGATCGTCGATAATTTCAATCGCGGCGTACAACTCTGGGGCACAAAAGGATCATCGCGGCCAATACCCGGATCGATCTGCAGAAAAGGAAAAGAACTGATGCAGACACCATCCGGGAAAAAGCTCCCGGACTGGTTTTATCTGGTTTTCATCGATACGGATAAGGTTAAGGATTTGCTGCATGACGGCCTTGATAGAGCGGCGACCGGCGGATCAAACCCGTTATATCTGGACAGGGACACCGATGCGCTTTTTGCGAAGCACATCCTGGCCGAAGAAAAACGCATGGACCCGAAAACGAAAAGGCCGAAATGGGAACGCCTGAAAGTGGATAATCACTTACTCGATGCATCATGCGGCGCTATTGCCCTGGCGCATCCGCAATGGCTGGGCGGCGGCGTTAATATTCTTGCGCCCAGGGTAGTAGCCCATCCCCAGCAGCAATCACAGGGAAGCCAGAAGAAAGAACAAAAAATGAAAAATAACAGGAGATGGTAAATGGCAGAAAACACAGCATTGTCGGGAATGGTAGCAATTCGGGATTATTGCCGGTCAATCGGTCTGGCGTCATCCGAAGCGTCGGTAATCCAGATGATCAAGGAATGCGGCTTTCCGGCGAAAAAACTGGGCGGAATCTGGGAAAGCGACAGGGATATCATCAAAGAATGGCGTCGAAAATATATCAGCGGTGAAGTAGAACTGAAAAAAGAGAGCAACAACGAACATCTTGAGAATAAAAAAAGACAAAAAAATATAAATCATAAAGGAATTATTGATGGGCAGAACAATTAAGGCAGTTGATTTATTTTGTGGCGCCGGCGGTACTTCAAGCGGCCTGTATCATGCATGCCATAGTTTAAATAGACGGCTTGATATCGTCGCTGTTAACCACTGGGAAACCGCCATTGCCACACACCGGGCAAATCATCCTGATGCGAGGCATATTTGCGCCACACTCGAGAGTGTTGACCCACGAAAAGCGGTTCCGTCCGGACATCTGGATATCCTTGTCGCCTCGCCTGAATGCACTCATCACTCTATTGCGCGTGGAGGAAAGCCGGTAAGCGATCAACTTCGCGCGTCCGCCTGGCACATTCCCCGGTGGCTGGATTTGCTCAGGGTTGATAATTTACTCATTGAAAATGTCCGTGAATTCCGTGACTGGGGACCTACCAACGCACACGGAAAGCCGATTAAGAACAGAAAAGGAGAAACTTATCAGTCTTTTTTAGCGGCATTAAGATCCATGAACTACACGGTGGAAGACAGAGTCTTAAATGCTGCTGATTATGGCGATCCGACGTCGCGCCACCGACTTTTCATCATGGCCAGGCGCGGTAATAAAAAAATAGTCTGGCCGAAAGCATCTTATGCAGAAAACACTAATCTCGATTTTTTTGACGATGATCTAAGACCATACAGGACAGCCCGCGAGATTATAGACTGGAATCTGTCCGGTGAAAGCATCTTCAAAAGAAAAAAGCCTCTTGCGGCGGCTACCATAGCACGAATCGCCGCCGGGCTGCGTAAATACGGCGGAAAGAATGCCGAACCGTTTCTTGTCATGTTATATGGCTCCAATAATACCCGCTCAATTGACAGACCAGTGCCCACAATCACCGCTTCAGGTCAACATATCGGACTTTGCAGACCATCTCCTTTTATTGTCCGCTATCACGGCAATCACAAAGGGAAAAACGACGCTGAACAAAGAACGCATGAACTTGATAAGCCTTTACCCACATTGGACACCTCCAACCGTTACGCCCTCTGCGAACCGTTTATCGCGATCATGAAAGGGCAGAGTAAGGTAAGAAATATCGATGCCCCATTACCAACTATTACAACAAGTCCTCATGTTTACCTTTGTGAACCATTTATCGCGAAATATTACGGATGCGGTGAAGGAGTTGCTAGTATCAAGGAACCGCTGGACACAATCACGACGAAGGACCGCTTCGGTTTAGTCGAGCCGTGCACCGACGGAGAAGCAATATATGACATCAAATTTCGCATGTTGCAGCCTCATGAACTGGCTGCAGCCATGTCATTTGATAAAGATTATCAATTTACGGGAAATAAAGGAGATAAAATTAAGCAAATAGGTAATGCAGTACCTGTAAGGACGGCAACTGCTCTTTGCCGGGAATTATTAGCCGGTTGATAAAAGCAAAAAAGCTAATTTGTTGAATTGTAAACTAAACATTAATGTTTGTCGTTCCCCGGCTTGATCGGGGAATCAGAAAAGGAAGCCCATGAAAACATCATACTTTGCCAATAAAAAAGCGGCTGTAGACCAGAACTCCGTCAGTATCGCCCGGTGGACTCCCCGCTGGTGGAAATCACAGCGTCGTTATATCGCCCTTGCTCCCACAGTGGCTCTTTTGAGATTATATAAGGCTGGTTTACCCTGGGACGAATTTGTCAAAGAGTACCAAAGAGATGTACTGGATAAATTGAATCCGGCCAAAGTTGCCGCCGATCTGGGCCCGGATGCCATTCTTTTGTGCTGGGAAAAACCGGGAGACAATTGCCACCGCCGTTTAGTAGCCGAATGGATGGAAAAACAGCTTGAAATTAAGATGCCGGAATATTAAAAAATGCTTGACAGTTACGCATAAAACAAAGTATATATCTGTTAAATAAAGGCATGCCAGGCCTTAGACGTGGCAAATAAAGGAAGGTAAAGCATGGTAAATAAATATGAAATGTCCACATTGCGGCAAAGATATTCCGGAGAGTTTAATAATCAGCGAGGCGGCGCGTATTCATCGCCGCAAGGCAAAAAAAAAATTATCCAGTGATGAAGCTAAAAAAATGGCAGATAAGCGCTGGAAGAAAGATGATTAAAGATTAAGTGTCATTCCCGCGCAGGCGGGAATCCAGGGAAAAGAAACATGAACGAAGAAACAAAAAAATGTAGCAAGTGCGGTGAAATTAAGCCGGTAGGTGAGTTTCGTAAGGGAAAATATCAATGTAAGGAATGCATAAAAGAGCTTGGCCGCCAATATCGTCTGAATAATCCGGAAAAGGTAAAAGAGAGACAACGCCAATACCGTCTGAATAATCCTGAAAAACAAAAGGAGTACCGTCGCCAATGCTGTCTGAATAATCCGGAAAAACAAAAGGAGTACCGTCGCCAATACTATCGGAATAATCAGAAAAAGATAAAGGAGAGACAACGCCAATACCGTCTGAATAATCCGGAAAAGGAAAAGAAGAGACATTGCCTGTACTATCTAAATAATACCAAACAAGCAAATGGGTACCAACGCCAATATTGTATGAATAATCGTGAAAAGGTACGGGCGTACCATCGCCAATACTATCTGAATAATCCGGAAAAGATAAAGGAGTGGCAACGTCAATACTGTCTGAATAATCCGGAAAAGATAAAGGAGCGCAGTCGCCGATATCGTCTGAAACTACCGGATGCTTATGTAGAAATAAAGTTAAAGCGGCAAGGTATTGCCAACCCCGAACTATGGTTGATTGAAGTCAAACGTCAACAAATCGCATTAATCAGGCATTTAAAGAATAAGGAGAATCAAGAATGGAATTAGGTCAATTATTAAAAGAAAATGCAGAAATTGCAGCAGGTATCATCAAACAATATCTGAAAAATGAAATCAAGGGCAGCGATCAAGTAAGAATTGCCAGTCTGGCAATAACGCAATGCGTCAAGCATCAAGCCACTAAGGGACATCAAGACGCTTTGAGGTATGCTATTACACGATCCGTTTCATCTAATGCTGACGAATTAAAAAAAAATCTATCCAGGAATCTTCCTGAATATGTCGACGTTAAACAATTGGAAAATAAATAAAGGTCGTCGGGGAATGATTTTTCCATTTAGCCATGGAAGGGGGCATAATGAAAGATATAATAAAAAAAATCGATCTTCTTAAATCACAAATAGATATTCACCGGCCGATTGAAGGACACCTGCTTAAACAAATTCGTGAATATTTCCGAATCGGCATGACCTATTCCAGTAATGCTCTGGAAGGAAATTCATTGACCGAGACGGAAACAAAGATCGTTTTGGAAGATGGAATCACCATTGGCGGCAAGCCGGTTAAGGATCATCTGGAAGCCCTGGGCCATTCGGAAGCCTACGACTTGCTTTTCCGGTTAGCCAAACACCGGGACATTACGGAAGCGAATATCAAAGAACTCCATCGGCTGTTTTACTACCGGATTGATGCAAATCAGGCAGGAAAATACCGAAAGCAGAAGGTAATTATCACAGGCACAAATTTCATTCCCCCTTCACCTGAAAAGATACCCGACTTAATGAAATCATTTGTCGCCGCCATACCAATGGAAATGGAAAATCATCATCCCGTTGAATATGCCGCATCCCTTCACCGGGAACTTGTAACGATCCACCCTTTCATTGACGGCAACGGACGGGCGGCGCGCCTGTTGATGAATCTGGCTTTATTGCAGGCAGGCTATCCCGTGGCAATCATACCGCCGATCTTGCGGCGCGAATACCTGGACACATTAAATAAAACTCATAAGGGCGACAACAGACCGTTTATTAACTTCATTGCCGGTGTCTGTTATGAATCAGCGAAGGAATATTTAAGGCTTCTGGAGGCGTGAATATTAACACAAAACGAATTAAAGAGTGTGAGAATGTCTGAATTATATTTAAAGCATAATAAAAGCGATATAATCCATATAGCTTACGACGGGCCATATCATGGCAGATATGATTTATATTGTGGAAGAGAGGCAAGTGCAATAAACTGTAAAATGGTATTCCCATGGGATCATTACGAAGATGAATTTTGTTCAAAATGCGTCAATAAATATAAAAATAAATTTAGAAACCTCCCGGGATGGAAAGAATAAGTTACAACCCTTCTTCTTATTTCATGCTGCGCGGCCGGTAACTTCTTTCGCAAGTCTGTCGGAAAGCTGTTCTGCAGCAACAGTCAGGTCGTAATGAGTTTGCAGATTCATCCAGCTTTGAGCGTCCGTTCCGAAAAATATGGCCAAACGCAATGCCGTATCTGCTGTGATGGACCTTCTTCCGGCAACTATTTCACCAATACGCCGCTGGGAAACTCCGATGGATTTTGCCAACCGATATTGCGTAATCCCCATAGGCTTCAAGAAATCCTCCAAAAGGATTTCACCGGGATGAACGGGGGGCATGTCTCTTTTCATAATAAACCTCCTTTAATGGTAATCAACGATTTCAACTTCATAGGCATTTCCACCCTTCCAAATAAAACAGATGCGCCATTGATCGTTGATACGTATGCTCCATTGGCCTTTTCGATTTCCGGCAAGCCGTTCCAAACAGTTGGCGGGAGGAACGCGGAGGAAATCAATCGTTTCGGCGGCATGGATTTGAGTCAGTTTTCTCAAAGCAACCTTTTGGATATCATGGGGGAACCTTCTGGAAAAGCGCCCCGAAAAAATTCTTTCAGTTTCCTTGCATCCGAATGTTTTAATCATGATTTTTACTAACACGCAGCGTTAGTAATGTCAAGCGTTATTATTATAACTTGTCACTATTTACTATTCACAATTCACTTAAAAAAACCTGTCAACCTTAAAGATCCATAGAAAACACCCAAAACTTTCCTAAAACTTCCATAGAATTTCCATAGAAAATACCCAAAACTTCCATTTTGCCCAAAAAGTCGGGTGTATGCTTTCCGAAAAAAGAAAGGAAAAAGGTCAAAGGACAAAGGGAAAAGGAAAAGGTACATTCACCTTGCTCCTTTTACCATTCACCTTTTACCTCAAACCTGAGAATGGCATTTACCACCTGGACAGCGCTTTACACCGCAATGCTCGACAAACTGACATCCGGCGATGCTTCGGTCGGCTCGGTAACCGCGGGCGGAAAAACCATCACTTATAAGTCGAATAAAGAATTCCTGGAGCAACTGGCCTTTGTCAAATCCCAGGCCGATGCCGAAACCGGCGCTTTCGTGCCCCGGACCTATGCCAAGCAGGGAGGCCGTGGAATATGAACATCAGGCAGGCCACGCAAATAGCCGCCAGCTTCCTGGATGAAATTATCGGCGTCATGTCTCCCCGCCGGGCATTGCTCCGCAAAATAGACCGGGAGCGCCTTAATCTGGCCGGGAAACGCGCCGAAATGTACGCCGCCGCCAAAACAACCAGGCTCACCGGCAACTGGGTTGCCACGAATACCAACGTCAACGACATCATCGCCGCCTCTTCGCCGATCCTCCGTGCCCGCACCCGGCAGCTTATCCGGGATTTCCCTTATCTGGCGCGCGCTATCCGCATCATGGTCGATTATACCGTCGGCACCGGCATTCAATTTCAATCCACCGTCGAAACAACAGACGGCGCGCGCGACAAAAAACGCATCACGCAGATAGAAGACGCCGTCAAATGGTGGATGGATGAAGCGGACGCCGCCGGCAAACTGCATTATTACGAAATCATGCGCCTGGCCAAACGTCAGGATCTGGAAAGCGGCGAATTCGTCATTGTCAAAACATTCCCGAAAAATCCGAATCAGTACATTCCCTATGCCCTGCAGATGTATGAAGCCGACTGGCTGACCGGTACTAAAGACAATTACGGCACCAACGGAATAGACATCACCGCCGGTCCCAACGATACCGAAATACGCCAGGGCATTGAATACTACAAGCAGACCGGCCGCGTGAAAGGATTCTGGTTCCAGAATCCGAACTACGGCGGCCCCGAAGTATATGTTCCGGCGGAAAACGTCGTGCACGGCTTTGAAACACTCCGTCCTCAGCAGTTGCGTGGCGTCACCGCCTACGCTCCCGGCATATTGATCGCCAACGATCTCGATTCCTATCTGGACGCTGAAATTGACGGCGCGAAACTGGCCGCCAAGTGGCTGGCCATAGTAAAATCTCCCGATCCGGCCGCGCGTCAACTGGGCCTGCCGACGCAGACCGCGGGCAACGGCACTGACGTCCAGAAGCTGGAAGAACTGGAAAACTCCATTATTGAATATTTGCGTCCCGGTGAAGATATCGAATTTGCCTCCAGCAACCGCCCCGGTGCGACGTTTCAGCCGTTTGTCCGCCTG